ATATTGACCACGCATTGCGTGGACACTACCGAGCGTCATAGGCTATGGATTTAATCTACCACCCTCACTGAGACGGCAATGCACTATGACAGTGTCACCTACTAAATTGGCGAGATGCAAGCTAGCATCGGCATCAAATATGAGTGAGCCGATACCATCATCTTCGGGGATACTTCACCTTAGATGATGGAACAGGAAATCCAGCACAACATTGTGTTGGACCCTTTGTCCAGGGCTAGTATTATTACCTATGTGCAAGTAATAAGGACCGTTGGTCGTTGACCTAGCGTCACCTGCGAAAGTGGTGTGGTTGCGGCACGCTTTCATTATAAGTACAACAGAATATGATAATTAAACCCGAGATAAAAATATTATATTCAATTGTAGGTATGTCCGCCAGTTGGTTACTGGCACGATGGGCAAAACAAATATACAAACACTTTTCCAATGGTATGGTTATCAGTGATGGAACGATGCACATTAATTCCTTAGATAGCTATGATCAATTGGACGAGATCACCGATTTCACTGATTCAGAAGCAGTGGAGCTCTTGCATTCTGATAAGAATCGTAAGTGTAGGATACCTCGGATGGCAGGAGTCATGGCCAGGAAAGCGAGAATCCAATTCTGTGACCCCAAGTACACTGAAGCTAATGTACTGGTGATTTCCAAATTCATCAGGGATAAAGCAAAGGAAATGAACATGCGTAACTGTGATCTAGCTATGATCATGCCTTACGCTGTAAAGTTATCCTTTGTTAAGACGACCCATGAAATCTTAGCAGATCAGTTAGAAGTGAGTCCACAATATACACAGCGGGTGTTGGATGGATCCACGGATTGGTGGTCATCCTCATCCTTCTTACAAGCCTTTATGGGCGATGTGAGGAGGATGAGAAGACCCGCAAGCGAATAGGGGTGCCTAGTCCAGCTACCAGTGAAGGTCAGCAAGCGATCGCTTGCTCCAGACCATCGCGATTTGGTGGTAGTGAGGACTGGGATGCCCAATAAACAGAAATATATTTACTTACTTGGGGGGCTCTCAACCTCTCAAGAGTTTTCTGTTTATTCGCACACTATAGACACGTGTGAACGTGCTGTCAAGGAACGGTTGTTTTATGTTTCAGATGGTAAGGGTGGTTTTGTCGAACCACCAAAGCCAAAACGGTACATATTCAATCAGAGACTTAAAACTGTAGAAAGTTACCTCAGGAAAACTATTCAATATGCCGCCCCATTAACTAGAGAGCAATTTCTAGGGTCGTATGAAGGCCGCAGAAGAGCAGTGTATACTGACGCAATGGACAGTTTGTTAGTAAAGTCTCTTACCTGGAAAGACGCAATACTCCGCTATTTTATTAAGGTGGAAAAAACCGACTTCACAGCAAAACCAAACGCAGTACCCCGTGGTATCAACCCTCGGAATCCACGGTATCATGTGTCTATAGGTCCTTATATAAAAAGGATAGAGAAAAATTTATACAGGAAGATTAACGAACTCTTCGGGCGGAAGACAATTTTTAAAGGATTGAATTCCGAACAACGAGGGAAACATTTACGTGATCATTGG